AAATGGACAACCCAATAAATCAAGAGATAATCCATTTGATGAGGGAGATGCATTTCAGGGTAATTTATATTTAAGGTTTAGTGGTTCAGGTCATTTATCTATACAATACGATTCAGAATAAAAAAAAATTTTGACACAGTAGTAAGGACTAATGACTCTGGGCATTTATCGATTCAATATGACATAGAATAGATATATACGCACCCACATTTACTCTCATCATTTCAACACCTTGTTTTACTAGATGATGTACTTGTTCATTTTGTAACATTTCAGTAGTTAATGCTTCATTATTTAAATGCATTGGAGATCTATGTATTTCATGAATACCATACTTTTCATAATGATCTAAGGTCTTAGATGATTCCATTGTTTTGAATTGCCATCTATTATTAACCATTTTCATTTCCATCAGGGATTGTGGAGTATAATATGCTAACATACTCTAGTCCTCTTTCTCCACATAAAGTAATTTAAGTGCATATTTTTGCTTACATCTTCTACAATCTTCACTAATTGGTATTTCCATACTTCTTTATATCATAACATCAATATAAATGTTATGCTAACACTTAAATTAGATGTAGAGGAATGGAATCGTGAAGATTATACTGCTTCTACAGGTAATGGTATATCATTTACAGTTTACACTGAGGAAAAAATGGTTAATGCTAAGAATTTAACTGGATATACATTAAAATTACGCTTCTATGATCAAGATAATGTAGAAATTACTAATTTTGATGCTTCTATATTAGTAGCCGCTTCAGGCACAGGGGAATTCTTACCAGCAATAGGAGAGTTAAATTTTAACTACATAGGAGAGGTAGAGTTAGAGATGACTGGAACCAATGAGATAATATCAGCCATAGGAAACAATGGATCTGCTAAGTTACGTGTAAGATAATACTTCTGTTTATTAACTAAAACACATAAAAGTTTATATTGTTCGATAAAATCGCCATTAATCCAATAGAATCAACTGGAAATGCTATTGTGGTAGAAGAAGGTATTAAAAGTGAGGTTAATTTTCATGAATGGAGTGAAGGAACCAAGCCAGAAGTATCATTTGCCAAGATATTTTACTTAAATGATCACGATTCTAGACTATATTTAGCATCTGATACCTATGTTCAGTTGATTTTAGGTAGTGGAATGGTAATTTCAGGTAAAAATCAAAAGGCTGTGACCGCGCTCAATAAATGGGTACAAGACAATTATATTGAGGAAAAATTGGAAGATGGGTGTCATTCTTATGTAATTGTGGGTAATGTTTGTTATGAATTAATTAGAAAGGGTAAAAAGGTTGTAGATATTGATGAGATTGATATGACAACTCTAATAGGTGCCAAAAGAGATAAAACTGGACGTATTCATTCATATACACAACATGTTAATGATAAAGATATAGAATTAGATGCTAAAGATGTTGCACATCTTAGATTTACTTCAAGAAGACAAGAGATGTGGGGTAGAGCATTAGCACAAAGTATTGTAACACCTAAATCAGTTAATGGTAAACTAATAGAGTCATCAGTAGAGGAGATGTGGAAAATAGAAGACTCTATGGTAAAGATATTCAAGTCTTATGCTTCTCCAATGATGATGATTCAGTTTGAAGACGTAGGAGAAGATTTTATTGAAGATAAACAACAAGAGTTTAAGAAAATGGGTGCTGGTGCAAAGATTATTACTGATAAGGCATTTAAAGCAGAGGTGTTTGAGGTTAATCCCGCATCTAAATTCGATAAATATATTGAACACATGGAAAAAGATGTTATAGAGGCTGGTACACAATTTGCATCACAAATTTTAACTGCTGGATTCACAGCAAGAGCCTCATCAGAGTCAGCAAGTGATATTATTAAATTAAAGATTAAACGTATTCAACGTAGATTCGGTTTAGGTCTTAAAAAAGAGATATTTGATAAAGTATTAGAAGGATTAGGTTTTAATCCTAAAATTGTAGATATTAAAGTAGACTTTCAATTTGATTCTGAATCTGTTTTATCCATACAAGATGTTACAGCATTATTTGAGAAAGGAACAATCAGAAGATCAGAAGTTAGAAATTATCTAGCAGAAAATACAGATGTCAAGATTGATATGACTGATATGGACGATACATTACCTATTACATCAGTAACACCTACTGATAAGATGGGTGGACAGAATAAAGAACCTGAACAGCCAGAGGAATCATCTCAAGAAATGAAAAATACATCTTATGATGAAGAAAGAAATAAAGTATTACAGGAGATATTGAGTGACGTTAAAATGACCAAAAAAGAGATAAGATTAAAATTACAAGAACAAGTAGAGATTAAAGAAAAACGTGAGTTTATAAAGGTTAGTGAAGAAACAGCCATAAGGAATAAAAAAATGAAAATATTAGATAAACTTAGTGATACATTGGGAGATAAAAATTGATTAGATTTTATAAAGAGGGTGTGGAAATAGATTTAGTTAATCTGGGAACCACCGAACTTGGTACAACCAATAGATTAGAATTAGTAATAAAAAATGATTATACTGATAAAGTAGAATTATTAGAGGGATCTGTAGAAGATTCTGGATTAAAGATTGTAGAGTTTACTAAAAAACTGGGAGTCAAAGAAGAAGGCAAACTAGTTTTAGAATTCTCTCCAAGCAAAGACCGTACTGAATCTCTTAAAGACTCTAAGATTAAATTCAGGGTGGTTATTGGTTAATGGCAATTACACATAGTACTGTAGCTACCGCAACAGACGAAGTTGGTGCAGAAGTAAACAAAGCAGAATGGAATGACGATCACGTTATTGATGACGGTACACTATCAATAGCAAAGACAACTGGATTACAAACTGCATTAAATCTCAAATCACCAATAGCTAGTCCTACTTTTACTGGAACCGTTGTATTACCTAACGTGCCTGCAATAGTAACAACTCAATTAAATTTAAAATCACCTTTATCTTCTCCTACTTTTACTGGAACCGTTGTATTACCTAACGTGCCTGCAATAGTAACAACTCAATTAAATTTAAAAGCACCTTTATCTTCTCCTACTCTTGTAACACCTAACATTGGTACACCGTCTGCTGGTACATTAACTAACTGTACTGGATTACCCCTAGCTGGATTAACTACAGCCGCTAAAACAGAGTCTATTATTATAGCCGCAGGAGATGAAACAACTGCAATAGATGTTGCTACTGGAAAAGTAGAATTTCAAATGCCTTATGCTTTTACATTAACATCAGTAAGAGCAACTGTAACCACAGCCCCTACTACATCAGGAACATTAACAGTAGATATTAATGAGGGTGGTACAACCATATTATCCACAAAACTCACTATAGATACCACTGAGAAGACATCAACTACTGCCGCAACTGCACCCGTAATATCAGATACAGCACTTGCTGACAGTGCAGTAATTACAATAGATGTAGATGCAATTAGTGGTGGTGCATCAGAAGCAGGATTAAAGGTATATCTGATAGGTTATCAAGTATAATGCCTTCTATATTTAATGCTACTCTTTTTAACAAGGCTATATTCAATACAAGATTCATAGCTGCTACTGGATACACTAAAAGAAAATTTAAAAGATTACCTAAACAATTATTATCAGCACAAACAACATTAAAGGTATCATCAAAATTAATGAAACCTGTGAGTCTAAAATTTGAAAGTAAGATATTAACTGAATTACAGTCAACTATAGAATCTAAAATACTAACTAATCGAGATATAGATACAATATCTAAAATTATGAGTGAAGTATATAAACCTATAGGTTCATTAATATCTAAAGATGTGGATATAACTGTAAAAGGTAACATTAATGTCATGGAGTTAAATAGTAACAAGATGATAAAATACAATACTATACAGAATATCCTATCTCTTATAGATTAATCTATTACTTCTATTTATTACATAGTTTAATATAAATCATGTTGAAAGTAGAGGGTACTCTAGCCATGCCTAGAAAATCACTTAATGGTAATTTTTATTTTGCATCAGAATTAGCAAAAGGACATAATAAAGTTGTACCTTTACGTTTAAATCATGATTCATCAGAGTTAGGTGTGATTGGAGAATCCAAATTAATTTGGGACGAAGAAAAAGAACATCTTAATTATATTGCTACACTTAATAATACAAAGGTTGAATCTGAGGTACAAGCACTTATAGACTCAGGCAAAGATGTTAATGTTTCTCTTGGTTTATCTGCAAATGGTGAACAAGAAGTATGTCATAATGATGGTGGTGATTGTATGACAGCCCCTTTAGATGTTTCCTTTAATGAGATGAGTATATTGTTAGGCGAGAATCCCGGAATCCCAGAAGTTAGTTTAACTTTAACTGAATCTAAATGTGGTAAACAATTAGTAGAGTTATATGGCTATATAAATACTTCTCATAGTGAAGGAGTTCCTGAAATTAAAGTAATGACAAGTGATAAAACCGAACAAGAACTTAATGCCGAATTTGATGCAAAAGTAGATGCCGCAGTTTCAGCACGTTTGGACGCACATCTTAAAAAACAAGAGGAAGATGCAGTTGTGAAAGCAGAAGCAGAACCCCCATTTCCACCAAAAAAGTGTGCAGACGACGACTTAAAATGTAAAGCAGATGCTAAAAAAGCACAAGAAGCAGAAGATCTTGCAAAACAAGAAGCACTTGAAAAATCTATAGCAGATTTAGTCGAAAAAAGAGTAGCCGAGGAAACAGCAAAAATTCAAACCGAATTAACTGCAACCGAAGCTAAGAAATCTGAGATTACCGAAAGTACCTCTCCTAAACAATGGGAAGAAGCACAAGTAGATAGTCAAGTCGCTTTAATGGAAAAAGTACTCGCAGGAGAACAAGTATCTATTAAAATCGATAAAGAAGAATTCTTAAAAAAACACTCTGTATTTAAACCAAGTCAATTCTCAGAAGCAGTTACCACAAGTGGTACAATTCCGGGAGTAGATGTTGGACAACAAATTGTAATCCTTCCGGGTGGAATTTTAGTTAAAACCATTCGTCCTTGGGTACAAGTTAAAGTTATCCCACAAGGTCATGATACAGTAAGATTTTATACCCTTGACATACCAGCTTTCGGTACAATTACCGAGCATGTCTCCTCAGATATTACACCAGCAACCCACGCTTTGACCGCAATCGAAGTCTCTGCTAACACAGTTAGAGGCTTTAGACAAAACGTCTTAAAAGCAGAAGTTGAGAAATATCCAAAAGACTTACTCGAGAAAATCCGAGAAACTGCAAGAACAAGAGCATTAGAAGATGAAGTTACTATAACATTGTCTACTATTGCCGCAAGCACATCAGTTGACTTTGGTGCAAACCACTTAAACGCAAATGATGGCGCATTGGTCGCTGACAACGCCGCTGAAGACGCTACTGGCGTTCTTAAAGCCGCTGGAATTGAAGCCGCAAAAGTTAGACTTCAAGGTCAAGGTCACGATCCAGATAATGGTTCAGCAGTAATTGCTTTGACACCAAAAGCACAAAAAGAGTTAATACAAGATACAGTTATCACTAACTTTATCCAAAACTCCAGCCCAGAAATTAGTAGACAAGGTAGAATATCCTTATACTTTGGTATTGAGATATTTGTAACAAACTCTATTAAAACTGACTTGAATAATTCCGCAAGGAATATTTGTTTCATGAAGGGTAAAGCATTTGGTCTAGCAGTAGGTAGAGAAATCGAACTAGAATTTGGTAAAAACATTGTAAGACAATCAGTTGACATTGTTGCAACACACAGAGTCAATGCAGTAGTCTTAGATGCAACAGCCTATGTAATTCTTTCAAGTAAGAACGATTAGACACACTAATCAAATCCATTTTTTTATTTTTTATATTAAATAATATAATTTAGTCGTATATTAAAAAAATTTTTTTTATGAGAGAGCAGTATGGAGATAGAATACTTTATATAGAACAGTTTATATATGAGTAATTATGGACGAAGATAAATTTCATGATTTAATTATGAAGGAATTAGTACGGATTCATGAAAAATTAGACGTACAACATGAACGTATTGATGCAATAGCACAAGAACTTGTACGTATAGATACAGAACGTAAGACCAAGAGTGTTATACTAGACGGTATTGATGATGACTCAAAATTTGGCTGGGAAAGAGTAATTGGTGTATTAGGTATAATAGGATTAGCCACAGGTTTAATTATAGGATTTATATAGGTGTATATCATCTAATAATTATGAGTCTAAAAATAGCAGACGACACTATTGGCAAAATACAAATAGTACTAGTCTCACTCTTAGTCTTTGGCTCAGTTGGCTACGTGGCTTTAGGGGCATATTCTTATGGATTCGAGTCTACTGAGGGCAAAGAACTATGGCAAGACGTCAAATTAATAGTAATAGCTGGTGCATTAGCTGCATTTGCATTATTAGGATTAGGCAGACGAGTATCTTCTGAAAAGATATAGATATAACTGTTTATATACCTCATCTTCTATTTTATTTTATGGTACAATTAACTGTAGCACAGATCAATAAAGAACTCAACTATCTTGAGGTTAATTATCAAAGATTAACTATCAAAACTATAGAATATCTATCAGAGAAGAAGAAACTTGAAGATCAAAAGAAGAAACTACTCAAACTAGATGATAAAGAGTTATCCATTATTGAGACTAAGAAAAAACCATATAAAACTTCTACCTTGAGGAATAAGTTCTCTAAATTGAATGGTAACAGAATTCAAGAAAATGGTAGAGTTATAGTTGGTGAAGATAATGACGACTATGCAGGGTAATACCTTGTATTTTTTTATTAAACAGAGGTATATATAATGGATATATCATTTAATGGATTCAATAATGTTGGCTGGTTAGAAAGACGACGTTATACTAAGATCTTCTATAAGTGGTTAGAAGATCACGTATCAGCCATAGAGAATGAGATTACTAGAGCATATACTTTAAACAGAATTAAACAATTCAAAGTTAGATTCTTCCCTACAACAATGTATAAGAAAATGTATGGAGAATATAATTGGCGTACTGGAGATACAGGTAATTTATCTGATTTTATACCACATGAAAAAGTGGGACAGTTTGTTATTGATTTATTCATTCTAGATAATAAAGATGATATGAGATTCGCATCTAACTTAATTATGATGAGTCATGGATTAGGTCATGTATTATTATACTCTTATGATCACAAAAAAAGAATAGCATTGACAGTTGATGATGCTTCTGGAAATAAGAAAGGTGCTATCTTAAATTGGCATACAGCCGCAGTTCATAACCGCACAGAGGCTATGGATAAGACTGTTCAGAAACTTAATGATAGGGAGATAGATAATCAGATATATTATTTACAAACGTGGAGATTTCTTAAATTTAGATGGCGTAAAGTTATATATAGAATGTATGATTTTCGTGATGATTTAAATTAATTTTACTTCTATTTATTACATAATATAATATAATATCATGGTTTATGGTACTGCTTCTACAGTAGAAACTTTGGTTTATGGTACTGCAAAAGCAGTTACACCCGCAGGCGTAACCTCAGCATTACAATCAGCAACAGATTTTATTAATGGTAAACTTAATATACGAGCAGAATTAACAGGAGATGATGAACCTGTACAGTTTGAGAGTATAGCAAATCAGTTAGCCGCAGGCATTTTACAGGAACAAAGAGATCCTAGATCTGAATCACAACGTACTATAATGGGTAAACAAATGCTAGATGATTACATGGATCAGTCAACTTCAACAACAAGAGGCGAATCTTATCATATTAGATTTGTATCACAAGATTGACCGTTACTGTTAGGCATTTAGTTGGAACCAAAGAACCTTTAGATATTACTATAGCTGCACATATTACTGATAACTGGAACAGTTCTAACACCTCATCAGTAGTGCCTGTAGTAGAACCTTTATCTTATATACCAAGTATGAACGTAGAGGAAGATTTTCAAACTAATCCTAACATTATAAAGACTTCTATAGTATCCACAAATAGATTGATTGAAGACGAACCATTAGGAGATGATTCTCATTATTATTCAACTGAAATAGTTATAGATGTATGGGCTGAAACACCCACCCAATTAATGTTATTTCAAGATGAAGTGAATAGGATCTTATGGGAAGCACGACCAAACGGTGCTACTAGATTAAAGAAATCAGACGGTACTAAAGGTGTTCTAGTAGTAGGCACACAAAACTCTGAGGTTGAATTCTTTGAAAATACAGAGATTATATGGGAATATATAGGATCAGAAGATGATATTGCACAGAGAGTATCTTCACAAGGCATTATTGATTGTCGTTGGTTTAAATTAAAAACCTAATACTTCTTAAAGTAATTCCTATCTAAATAAACTCAATGGCAAGCCATAATATACAAACAAAACGCGATTTTGTAAAGGTACTACAGTATAAAGGAGAAGGAGATACAGTTACTACACCAGCAAATTACGGTACAGCTATCACATCTCCAACTTTTACAGCAGTAGGAAAAGTTACGGATATCAACTTACAGCCTGATATTCAACATTCTGATACAGACGTTTTGGGAAATGAAGATGTTATTGATGCCGTTAAGACAATGGAAAATTATACATTCTCAATATCATTTGAGTTGACTGGAATAGCATTAATTAATTATGCTTTCTCTCCATCAGGTGGTGGTGCAGGATCAATAGATGAATCATTGACATTTATGTTTTCTGAATATCTTGATGGCACTGAAAATTACACCGCTATGTACGGTTGTAGACCTACCTCATGTACTGTAAACTTGGACAGAGGAATATGGACAGCAACTATGACATTTATGTGTAGACAGATAACATTACCTTCTGCTACAAGCCCTTGGAGTGCATCATCACCAACTTATGCAAGTGAGAGTTCAACAGCAACCCTTACACATACAAATTCAGGTGCAGATCCTTTTACATGGAATTCAGTAGCATACCCAGAAAGTAAATTCAGTGCAACCGTAACAAGAGGAATGGCAGTACAAGCAGTTAATGGAACAGCACAAATCATTTACTGTAAAGCAAGCACAAGACGAATTGATTTCAGTGTAGACGCTTTTGTTAAAGCAGTTACATTAGAAACTGATTTCTTAGCAAAAACAGAAAGAACAGCAGGATATTCTATATCAACATCACCTGATGATGATTTCGCATTTGTTGACTGTGTAATAACTTCATACTCTAGACAAAAGACCGCCTCTAATGCAGATGGATTCAGAGAATCAATCACAGCAAGAGCTGGTAGCGTTACTATAACATAGGTATAAGTTTAAATACCTCAAACTTCTTTTTTATTTTATGATAGAAACTGATTACATAAATGGTCAATTATTAGTCAAACGTGGAGATGATGTTATTAAAACATTTACATTTAAAGATTTTATATCTGCAAAACAATTTCAACCTATTAATAACCTTAGAAACAAACTGATTAGAATTGCAACTGGGGTAGACACTGAAACCAACGAAGAAGATGTAGATCAATTAAATATAGATTTCTATAATAAAGCAACTTCATTAGGATTAGAAAATCCAATGTCCTTTGACGAGGCTAGTGAAATATTAACTGTAGCAGAACTAGCTAAATTAAGTGAGGAAATACTCATTTTTTTAGTAAACTGGAGTTCGATAGAAGCGGTCAAGCTATACGCTCAGCAATTATCGGAGACTACAAAGAAAGGAACAAAGCTTTAAACGCATTTCCTGAAATCACAGAACAGTTAGCATTAAATAATTATGTTAGTGCTGGGTACGGTACTCTTAAAGAGGCTATAGAAATCTTTGACTCTAAGGGTATTGAGTACTTTCAGAAATTACTTCGTGTTAAGGTAATTCAACAAGAAGAATCGGAATAATGGCATTAACAATTACTTTTGACAATGAATGGCGTAAGATGATTAAGGATATGGATAAATCTATTCGTAGTAGTAATAATTATCAAAAAGACTTTATAGAATTACTTAGTCAGGGATTACTAAAGATCTGTAAGGACTTATCTCCAGTAAAGGACGGGCAGTTGAGAGATTCATGGCAGATATT